TGTTCTCGAAGCTCCGCCGCTACACGCTGGCCGTGCTCGGCGCCGCCGAAGCCGCCGCGATGCAGGCCGGCGTGCTCTACACCGATGGCTCGCCGAACGACGACGACGTGGAGGGCGAGGCGTTTGAGTCGGTCGAGTTCGAGCGGAACATGTTCACCACGCTCCCCGGCGGCTACCGCCTGGAGCAGCTGAAGGCCGAGCAGCCGACGACCACCTACAGCGAGTTCAAGGCCGAGCTCATCGACGAGGCGGCCCGCTGCGAGAACGTGCCCTCGAACATCGCGCGGGGTAACTCCTCGGCCTACAACTACGCGAGCGGCCGGCTGGACAACCAGATGTTCGGCCGGGCGCAGCACGTTGACCACTCCGAAGTCGAGGAAGAGGTCATCGACCGCATCTTCGCCGCGTGGCTCGACGAAGCCGCTCGCGAGCCGGGCGTGATCCCCGACGGGTTCCCGCCGCTGGCCGACTGCACGCACCAGTGGATTTGGGAGGGTCGCGAGCACGTCGACCCGAACAAGGAGGCCAACGCCCAGGCCACCCGGCTCGGGAACCTTACGACCTCGCTGTCCGAGGAGTGGGCGAACCGCGGCAAGGACTGGGAGGCCGGCATGCGGCAGATCGCTCGCGAGCGTGCCCTGCTCAGCGAGCTCGGTCTCGCCCTGCCCGACTCAACCGCCGTGACAACGGCCGCCAGCCGTGCCGGGGCCATGTCCGATCTCGCTGAACAATCGGCCGTTCCGGCCGGGGGAGGCCGCTGATGGATCGCCGTGCCCGCCGACGCCGTGACCGAATGATCCTCGCGGCAGCGTCGCAGCCGTTCGTGCTGAACGCCGCTGCGATCGTGCAGATCGAGGCGGCCCAGACCGACCCCGACTCCCCGGTGGCAGTCAGCATCGAGGCCTACAACGGCGGCGTCATGTCGGTGACCGGCATCGGCCCGCTGGTCTGCGATGTCGCCGGCGTCGAGGCCGACGGCCCTGTCGTTCTGCTCGACGGCCACACCAACACCCTGGCGGCAACGCTCGGCTCCGCGACCGTCCAGGCCGTCGACGGCCAGCGGCTCACGGCCACCGGCCGGATCTCCCGCACCAACGCCATCGCGGCCACGGCAATCCGCCTGGCCAGCGAAGGGGTGCCGCTCCAGGCGTCGATCGGCGCCGAGCCGACGGAGCCGCCGACCCGAGTTCGCCCGGGGCAGACCGTCACCGTCAACGGCCGCGACATCACTGCCGGCCCCGCTGGGTTCCTGCTGTTCCGGGCGACTCGGCTCCGCCATATCGCGATCCTGCCCAACGGGGCGGACGCTTCCACGACCGTTTCCATCGCGGCTGCGGCCGCCAACAACGAGGGCAACATGGACTTCCAGGCTTGGGTCGAATCGCTCGGTTTCGTGTACGCGGACCTCACGCCGGAGCAGACCGCCGCGCTCCAGGTCGCCTACGACGAGGTGACGGAGACCACGCCGCCGGTCGTCACCGACACTCCCCCGCGCGAGTCCGTCGCGGCTTCCGCCGGTGACGCGACCATCGCCGCCAGCACCGTGGCGACCATCCGCGCCCAGGCGGCGGCCGAAGCCGAGCGAATCGGCATGATCCAAGCCACCTGCGGCGACAAGCACTCCTCGATCGCAGCCAAGGCCATCGCCGAGGGCTGGGACAAAAACAAGGTCGAGCTTGAGGTGATCCGCGCTTCGCGGCCCGCCCTGCCGGCCATCCACTCCAAGGAGCACACCGTGAACGAGAAGATCATCGAGGCGAGCCTGTGCATGGCCGCCGGCCTCCCCGTCGAGAACAGCTACAACGAGGAGACGCTCGACCGGGCCAGCAAGCTCCGCCGGCGTGGTCTGCGGTGGCACGCCGAGCAGATCGCCGCCTCGAAGGGCGTGTCGATCGACGCCGATCCCGGCACCCTGGAGTGGATCCGGGCCGCATTCTCGACGAGCGAGCTCTCGGGCATCGTCGGAAACGTCGCCAACAAGGCGATCCAGACCGCGTTCCAGATGGCCCCCAGCGTCGCGGCGCAGATCTCCGCGAAGCGGAGCCACACGAACTTCCAGCCAAACACCGTCTACTCGCTCGCCCTCAACGGTGAGCTCCAGCCGGTTGCCAAGGATGGCGAGCTGAAGCACCTGCGGATGTCCGAGGAGTCGCGGACCCGTCAGGTCTCCACCCGCGGTGCCGTCCTCACGATCAGCCGCACGGACCTCATCAACGACGACCTCAACGCCTTCGCCGACAACGCGGTGGCGCTCGGTCGCAAGGCCTCGCACAGCCGCGAGAAGGCGCTCTTCACCGCCCTCAACGCAACGGGCGCCGGGTCGAGCTTCTTCACGACCGCTCGCAACAACTACTTCGAGGGTGCCTCGACCAACCTCCAGGTGTCGAGCCTCTCGACGGCCGTGCAGCTGTTCCGCGATCAGGTCGGCCCCGACGGCCTGCCGATCATGGTCGACCCGAAGATCCTCGTCGTGCCGACGGCCCTCGAGGAGACCGCGAAAGGTCTCATGAACTCGAAGTATCTGCTCGGCCCCACGTCGAGCAAGACGCCGAGCGAGAACGTCTGGCAGGGTTCGTTCACGCCCTACGTGTCGCCGTGGCTCTCCAACTCGACGCTGTCGGGAGCGAGCTCGACCGCGTGGTATCTCCTCGGCGATCCCGCCGACGTGGCCGCGCTCGAAATCGCCTATCTCGGCGGGCTGGAGACCCCGACCGTCGAGTTCTTCGGCATGGACACCAACCCCGAAGTGCTCGGCGTCTCGTGGCGGGTGTTCTACGACTTCGGCGTCGCCCTCGGCGAGTACCGGGCCGGAGTGAAGAGCAAGGGCGCGGCCTGAGCCGCCCCTTCGCTCGCGTGATCGAGACGACCCCAACCCCAACACCTCAGAGAAAGCGAGATCCCCATGGCGATTGCCAACTACATCAACAGCGGAAACGTGATCGACTACACGCCAAGTTCCGACACGGCGGCCGGATCGGTCGTCGTGCATGGCACCCGCGTTGGTGTCACGAAGGTCGCGATTCCGGCGAACACGACCGGCGTGCTCCACGTCGACGGCGTTTTCGAGATCGACTGCGCGTCGGGCACCACCTTCTCGGCTGGTGCGCTCCTTTACTGGAGCGCCAGCACGTCGAAGATCACCACGACGAACACGGACACGTTCGCGGGCCGGGCCGCCGTCGCCAAGACTTCGGGCCAGCTGAAGGCCGTGGTTCGCCTGACCGACGCCTGACCGCGATTCCTGACGGACGCATGACGTGAGACCGGGCGCCGCGCTGAGCCCATGAGGCGCGGCGCCCGGTCCATCGGTTCGATTCTTCCGCCGGAGCTCGCCCGTGTCCTCAACCACCTGCACCGACGGAGTCGCCGCTGTCGAGCGGTTTCCCGCGACGCTGCGGCTGGGGTTCGTGGCCGGCGACGACTTCCCGTTCCGGCTGACGATCAACCGCGACCTCACGGGCTACACGCTCACCGCTGTCGTGCTCAACGCCGACACCGGCGCGACGGTCGCGACGTTTGGGACGTCCATGCAGACGGTGACCATCGCCGGCCAGACGGCCAGCCGCGTCACGCTCACGCTCACGAAGACCCAAACGGCGGCTATGGCCGCGGTGGCCCGGCTTCGCTGGTCGTTCCGGTGGGCGGCCGCCGACACCACGACGCGCACGATCCTCATCGGCCGCGTGCGGCCGGTCGCGAGGTGATCCGATGGCCGAAGACATCGACCTCGCAATCGACCAGGGCGAGACGATCACCGTCAGCGTCGAGGACGCCGGCCCGGATGCGGACGTGATCGTCACGCTGGGGACGAGCGGAGGCGGATCACCGGCCTGGGCCGACATCACGGGCAAGCCCAGCACGTTCCCGCCGTCTTCCCACACGCACCACGGCACCGAGGTGACCATCGACGTCGGCGTGACCGACATTTACAACGAAGACGACACCGTGACGACGGCGTTCGTGACGGTGGGCGGCGCCCTGGCAGGCATCACGTCCGCACTGTCCGGCAAGGCGAACACGACGGACGCGCGGTTCACCGACTCCCGCGAGTGGTCGGCCGCCACGGTGACGCAGGCCGACGCTACGGCCGGAACCGCGACGGCCCGCGTGGCATGGACGGTCCAGCGGGTGTGGCAGGCCGCGGCAGCCGCCGTCACTTGGTCAACGATCGCCGGCAAGCCCAGCACGTTCACTCCGCCGATCGCGACCGCGTCGGTGTTGGGCGGTGTGAAAATCGGCTCTGGTGTAACGGTGGCCGG